AACGGTAGCGCGTCAGATTCCAGTCCTGAAGGTTACGTGTTCGAATCACGTATCGATCATACTTTTACACGAATTGTTTGTGTTCTCCCAGTGTATATAACTTTTTTATTTGGCCTGTAATTCTCTAAAGACTTGTTTATATAATACTCTTTATTATCTGTATTTTTCCATTCTTTCCATGCAAGACCTACGTTATTTGTTTTATTTTTCTTTAAATATTCATGTACGAAAAGTTGACCTGGTGAGAATTTCCTTTTTTTAGGTCTAGAATTTTTTCTTTGGGGGCACATTTTTCTATATTTCAAACCTTCGAATGGATTATTTGCAATATAATTGTTTGTAATTGTTCTTGCTTTATTATTCCATGTCATTTTCTCATAATCACTTAGTAAAGACCATCTCTTGTTTTTACTAATTGATTTTAATGATAACGAATCTTGATGTTCATTCTCACTCAATGAACGTCTGTATAAATCATATCCCTTTGGACAATTACTTCTTTTTTTATAATAAACATCTTTAGGATAATCTAAATTGAATATAGATATACAAATCTCCTCATATTCATTTCTTGCTAAAAACAAAAGAGAAAGAAGTTTACAAATTTGATGTCTGTCTCTCAAAATTAATCTTTTGTATTTATTTATACGCATTTTACATATTTATAAATTTCTCGATCATTTTTACAAATAAAATTATTTGTTTTTTTTTAGATTTTAGATGTCTGTATAAAAATGATGTGGGTAAAATAAAGTTAATTATAATTAAAATAATGATTACAGGAATCTGTTTACATCCAAAAGGGATAGTATCTGAGATTAATATTGAAGGACGGTATAGAAATGATATTAATTTGAATACATTATCTGATCTAAAAAAGAACAAACCTTCCAAATATTATGCAGATATTCAGCCTCAATGTATAGAAGAAACGGGTTTTGTTGACAATGATTTAAATATATTCATTTATGCTTGGGGAGAAGGGAAACCCGGAGATGAGAATAAACATGAATTACCACCACCGCTTGATACGAATTTATATTTTGGAAACATATACGTATTCGCATGTGGAGTTAGAGGTTTAAAAAACCTAGATAAAACAACTTTTAAGCGAATTTATAAGAAGTCATTTAAAGGATTTTATTCCTTAGGAGATGAAGATTCTGAAAGATCAACAGATGGTGATGACTCTGGGAGCAGTCTTGCGGGTTTTATAGTAAATGATGAGAGTGATACGGAGGAAAGTAATTACGAAAACAGCGAAGATGAAGATGAAGATTTTGAGGATGATGAAGAAGATGATGAGGAAGATGATGACAGTACTATGTGTTCAATGTCAGATGAAAGCGGTGATGAAGAATATGAAGAAGATTATAGTGATAATGATGATGACAAAGAAGATAATTAATTTGATGATAATGAGTCAATACGAGATTTGATTCGTAAACCAATTTCTTTTCTATCTAAATGAACATCCTCAAAAATAACATCGTAATTGGAATGATGTAATAAATCTTCAAATAAAGTTACGTATTCATTTTGAGTATCAATTTGTTTTATACGAACAGTTAAATAATAAGATCTCGATGCAGGATCAATTTGTGCGGTTGATGCGGACAAACATTCTGGAATAATAAGGTGTTTTTTTGTTTTTGGTATCTTATTTTTTGATGCATAATGTAATATTCGTGGATCTTCTGTTACTCGTTTTATCAAACCATAATTATGTAAAATTGGTTGAATAATAATACTTTGTGGTATAGGTTCTGTTTTGGATACGTCAATCGTAACATTATTTCCAAATAAACCTATCGCACACCCATTTATATTAGTTGCTATCGTTTTTACTGTTACTTCTAACTCATAACTAGAAAAGTTTGCAAAAATAACATTTGTTAAAGTAGTTTTCTTTAATTTTCTTAATGTTCTTCTTTTTAACAAAGTACATGCCCCTAAATGAATCATAGGTGATCTATTACACAAACAAGGAATACAAGACATTTTTAACATCCCTTTTTTTTTGGAATGATAGTAATCTTTTAAAAACGTCCGTAATGTAGGATCTATAGGTCTATACCATAAATTATAATTTTTTTTGTAACATTTCTCGTATTTTTTACATTTTTTATTTTCAGATACAGACAAAGTATAATCAGAAACAGTATCGTAACTATCTTCCTCCTTAGAATCTTCTATACTATCAGAGTCTCTACTTGATTCGCAAACCAGTGTAACATCTTCTTTTTTTGTCTCTACATTTTCTTCTACTTCGAGGTTTTTTGATATATTCATTATATTATACATTTTTTTTGATAGTTAAATGTTAAGAATATTAAATATTATATTAGTAGTAATTAATAACGATGCAGATCTTTGTCAAGACTTTGACAGGAAAGACTATTACATTGGATGTAGAGCCAAGTGATACAATTGATAATGTAAAACAAAAGATTCAAGATAAGGAAGGAATTCCTCCTGATCAGCAACGCCTTATATTTGCTGGGAAACAATTGGAGGATGGAAGAACTTTGAGTGATTATAACATTCAAAAAGAGAGTACACTTCATCTTGTTTTACGTCTTAGAGGAGGCCATAATGGGTGAGATTAAGAATAGTTAGTAAATAATAATAATAAATACTGAACTATGACGGTGTTATTCGTAATTTATGAATAAAACTCGATTCGTATTTATATATTATTAAAAAAAGATTGAATAATACGACATGTTTATGTCTCCTTTTTAAATATGTATGATAATGTCTCTTTAGATGGAAAGTAAATATTAAACTGGTTTTGGCTTATTGTACAATGCATGTTTGTTCTATAATCATAGAATGGTACATTTTCTAATGGATTATGGTCATTTCCAGTTTTACAAATATTTATATTGAGTGATAAAATTTCCAAATAATCTTCGTCAGATGTGTTTTTTTTATCTGTAATGTATGTATAATCACGTCTTTTATTGAAATTTGAGATTAGATCGTGGTTTCCATTTTGCATTACATAGGAATCGGTTAGTTTACAAAATTCATGTATATTTTTACTCTTGAATATAGAAGATATATCTTCGTATAATTTACCATCTAACATAATATTCCTATAAGATAAATCAAATTTGACGATTTGAAATTGATTGAGTGAAGAATGAATTCTATATCTTACTAGTATTATATTAAGTAATTCATTGTATATGCGTCTTTCAAAAGACCATTCTCCATCAATGATTTTGGAATGTTTTATAATTTTATCTATATCTATATTGAGTTTTAGTCCTAGCATGTAATTGTCTCTTAAAATATAGTCTAATTTATCAGTATCGATACCGTGTTTTTTGTTGTTAACGATTGAAAATCTCCAATCCTTATTATTTTCAGGAGGTTCAATTACATTACATATAAATTCAGTATCCTGCTCGGATATATTTATTTGTTTTGCAATTTCTTTCAATATGAAGATAGATCTCTGCTCATGAGTAACCCATGTATGGTTTTTATCTATAACTCCATCTTCTATGAGTTTAGGTACAATATGTTTGTCAAACACATGACTTCCTGGTCCATGTCCAATATCATGACATAACCCCCCAATCGCAATTAGTTCTTTAGTATGTTCATCGATTCGATGTGTTTGAGATAGATTATCAAGAAGATTTTTTGTCATCCCGTATGTACCTATCATATGAACTTTCCTACTATGAGTCGCACTTGGAAATACCTTATATGCTGTTCCAGTTTGATAAATGTAATGTGTTCTGTCATAGTAAGGGTGATCTATAATCTTTAATGCAAGTTCTGATAATTTGATTTCACCGTGTATTGGTTCGTGTATATACATTGTTTATATATACAGTTGTGTGAAAGATCATTTTTATTCTACATTTTATTTTTTCGTAATGTTTTCCAGTTTTTCTTTTTTATTTTCAATTTTTTATGTATAGATTTTTTAGTAAAAATTTTATAGTTAGGATATGTCATTCGCATAGTATTCTTCCATATTTGATTGAAAGAATCATAATTCTTAATATTGTTATCAACTTTTTCAATCCAAACCTTATTTTCTAAAAATGGAAGAATATCCGAAGATTCAAACGATTTACAAATTTTTATATTGTTAAAATTAAAATTTGTTTTAAATAGATCTAAATTATTTAAAAATGCCGATTTAAGTATATGATATGGAAAAATTGCTGGTTTTGATTGTATAATACTTGTTATTTTTTCGGGTTTCCAAAATTCATTCCAAGTGTTGAATCCGTGATGTTTTAGTATTTTTGCTGTTTGAAATATGGAGAATTTTTTCTCTATATTCATATTTCTTTTTTTATAAGCATTTTCGTTAGTAAGAATTGTAGCCCATGTTTCCACAATTGCTTCATCCCAGTTTTGTTCTGATTCTAATGTTTTACCTAAACATGATAAGTCGTTCGAATTTAAAGTGAAATTTTTTACACAATGATATTCAAAAGCATGAAGTAATTCATGTAACAATACCTTCACTGCTTCTTCTTGTCTAAATATTATAATTTTTCTATTCGGATTATTGTTGTATATTGTTGTTACTCCTGAATTAACATGACTGACGTCAAATTTTTCATTTATCAATGGTGTGTATTTTTTCATATTTATGGGGAAGTATATAATTTTAATATTCTCTGGTAATACATTGCTTTTTCGATTTTTAATAGCATATTTTATCTGAGTAATCATTTTAGGAATTTGTATCTCAACTGATTTTGGTAATTTTGAAGTTTTGTATTTTACAATGAATTCTATTCCTTGTATATTATGAATTACTACGTCGTTAATATATCTATCCTTTTCCTTTTTAATTTTGTTTGACATAAACTCCATTATATAGTGTTATATTTTGATTCTATATTTAACAAATTTAAACAATTTTTATGATTAAAGAATTATAATGTATAGACTTATTTTCAATTCTATCAAAAATAGAATACCCAAAATTTCTCCAACTGAACTTATTGCTTTAGAAAGTGGGAATGTATCTATCGACAGGGATATTTTGAATGGCAAAATTGAATATCCTGATAAGAAAAAAACAATTAATAAATTTCCAAAAGATGAACTAGAGAGGTTATTGGATAATTTTAAGGATAAACCTTTGTTTCCTGATAACAAAAATTTTATAAAAGATTTAGCTAAAAAAAAATATTTTAGCTTTTTGATAGATGAGAAATATGGTGGAATAAGATTGTCTGTAAATGAATTATCAAATATCTTAACAAAAATAACAACAGTTGATCCAGCGTTAGGTGTTGTTACAATGGTTCCAAATTCACTTGGTCCTGGTGAACTACTTACATTATATGGTACCGATCAACAAAGAAATAATTATTTACCTAAACTCGCAAATGGTGAATTAATACCTTGTTTTGGTTTAACCGGACCAAATAACGGTTCTGATGCAACGGGTAATATTGATGAAGGGTATGTATTTAAAGAAGATGGTAAAATTAAGGTAAAAATAACATTAAATAAGAGATATATCACATTAGCACCTGTATCAAATTTGATGGGTATTGCATTCAATTTGAAAGATCCAGATAATTTATTAAATAAATCAGGAATTACATTGGCGTTAGTAGAAAGAGGTCATGATGGATTGATTCAAGAAACATATCATAATCCTTTAGATGTTGGGTTTCCAAATGGTACTATAAAAGGAACAATCGTTTTGGAATTGGATCAAATAATAGGAGGTAAAAATAACATTGGAAATGGTTGGAAGATGTTAATGGAATGTTTATCTGCAGGAAGGGGTATTAGTTTACCAGCAACTGCGAATGCAAGTAGTAAGGTTGCTTCTTATGGAATGTTCAATTACATAAAGATTAGAGACCAATTCAATATGCCTCTTAAAAATATGGAAGCTATAAAAGAAAAGTTCAATAATATGGTATATAATACATGGATGATTCAATCTTCTGTAGATATGACAAATGATATATTAGATGCAGGAAATTCTCCTGCAGTAATAAGTGCAATTATGAAACAACAAACAACAGAAAGAGGAAGAAGTGTAATAAGTGATGCGATGGATATACATGGAGGTGCCGCAATATGTGTAGGACATAATAATTTTTTGGAGAAATATTATAAAAGTGTTCCTATTGGAATAACGGTAGAAGGTTCTAATACATTAACGCGTTCTCTTATCATATTTGCACAAGGATTAAATAAAAGTCATCCTCATATCTATCCATTATTGAAGTCTATATTGGCGAACGACTTAGATACATTCAAAGAGAATTTTAATAATATAATAAGCCATTCATTGAATTTATATTTTAAAACATTCGGTTTTTTTGAAGATTTAGAGCAACAAATTATAAATTTCGCAGCACTTACAAATTTTGTAGCATTAAAGGGTGGTGCAATAAAAAGAGAGCAAATGTTATCTGGAGATATGGCTGATATATTTGGTAATTTATATTTAGCTATATCCGTTCGTAACTATCACAAAAATTATAAAGCAAGTGAAAAACTTACAAATTATATAGTACAAAGATTACTATTGGAAAATCAAGAAAAGATTAATAAAATAATTGATAACTTAGGATATGAGAGGTATTTACTATCTCATTTAAAGAAAAATTATAAAGCAATTACGTATGATAATGAAAGAGAAATTTTTGATGAAATTATGGAAAATGAGAATATAATAAACGAAATTCAAAAAAATATACATAAAACAGGTGTATTAAAAGATTATGAGGAAATAAATAGATGCAAAGAAAATTCTAAAGAATATATTTTATTAAAAGAGAAAATTATCAATGTGAATGAATTCAGAGAAGATAATGTGATACAATTGTAAATTGTTGGAAATACAAGTGGTTTTTATGTATGTTTATTTTTATAATTTTCAATCGCTTCGCGAATTGCATCTTCCGCAAGCATAGAACAATGAAGTTTTACGGGGGGAAGATTTAAGTAAGTAGCAATATCTTTATTTGTAATTAATTTTTCATTAGAATATATATTTTTACCTTTTATCCATTCTGATGCAACTGATGAAGATGCAATAGCAGAACCACACCCGAATGTTTTAAATTTAGCATCAGTAACAATGCCATCTTTATTAACTTTTATTTGTAATTTCATTACATCACCACATGCAGGAGCACCTACTAATCCTGTACCTACTTGAATATTAGATGAATCAAAAGAACCCACATTAAGTGGTCTCTCAAAATGTTCAATAACTTTATTATGATAATTTCTAATATACTTATTTTTTCTAATAAATTGCCTTAGTACATAATTCATTATAGTATTTATTTACTATTATTAATTATTTACTATTTAGATTTAGGAAAATATAGAATTACTAACTCAATTAAAAAAAAAGAGGTAGTTATTTTTATATTTTCAATCAAGATTGAAAATTACAATTCAAATAGGTAGGTATATATATAGTTATATATTGTGTAAAACACTTAATTCGAGTAGGCAAGACCACCCATACCACTCATGATGCGGAGGACATTGTAATTTGTGGCGTAAACGCGGACTTTGGCATCTGAGTTACCCGAAACGGTGGCGGCGGTGAGTGTGAGTTGGAGTGTGGCGTTGTCGATGCGGGACATGTTGCATGTTCCCGAAGGTTGGTGTTCTTCGGGTTTGAGGCCGAATGAGTAAACGTTGATACCAGTGGCAGGGACGTTTGTGTGGTGTTGGTAAGGTTGGACAAGATTGAAGTATCTGCCCAACCGTTCCGAGAAACGATCGTGACCATTGAGTTGGAGTTTGGCCGAAAGGACAGGGTTGAAACCATTGTCGACTTCGGACATGGCGAGGTAAGTACCGGTTGTAAGACCATCTGAGTTTTCGAACGAAAGAGTTGAGTCGCCGGCGGTGTCGATGGTAGAATCGTTGAGGTTTGAAAGTTGGAGATTGTAGTTGACAAGACCGCCTCCGAAAGGATCAACGGGGGTTCCTGTTTTCCAGGTTTTGTCTATGGCATCGGTGTAATTGAACCATTGTTTGCCATTGTCCATTTTTGAGCTGTCGACGTGGTCGTCTTTTTGGACAACCCATACAAGTTCTTTACATGGGTGATTGAAGTTGAGTTTGATTTTGTTGCTGACGGATGAAACTGATTCATCACCTGTGAATTGGAGTTGCTCAATGAGGTATTCGTGCGAGACTTGGGCGAAACGGCGGCGTTCATCGGTATCAAGGTAGATGTAGTCGACGTAGAGCGAAGCGGCTTCGAGCGAAGGTGTCTCCGATGGGTAACCCGCGTAACATTCCGATGCAGATCTGAATTCAAGGTTGATTTTGACTTCGTGGTATTGAAGAGCGATAAGAGGAAGTGAAAGACCTGGGTTGCGGCAGAACCAGAATTCAAGAGGAATGTAAAGGTCTACTTCAGGGGTGGAGCCCCCGGCAGGTGTGAATTGAGTTAAACGAGGGACGTTACCAACCATGTTGGCGTATCCGACTTTGTGGCCCGCAGTTTGGGTGAGTTCGTTCCAGATGTGCATCCAGTCACCGTAGTGTTTGTCGATACGTTGTCCACCGATTTCAACTTCGACGTTTTTGATGAGAACGTGACCGAGCCAGTTAACCCAGCGGAATGATGAAGTGGAGTCGGCGGCAGTGACCGCAGGTACTGTGACTTGAAGGTAAACACGGTGCATGAGATCACCGTTACGTGAGACGGTGCATGTAACGCGTTTGCCGAAGTCGGCCGAACCGTTGAATGTTTGCTCGATGGCTTCCATCGAGAAATTTGTGTGGCGACGGTAAACTACCTTGAAAAAGGTAATTTGAGGGTTGCCAGTAAGATAGATGTCTTGAGCGCCGTAAGCGACAAGTTGCATTAAACCTCCTCCCATTGTATACTTATTGAAAACAAAAAAAATTTAGATTAAAATTCAATTTTTGATTCAAATAATATTTGCAATATGTGACATGTCTGAAAAATTATAATAGTTCATTATAGATTTTGCTTAATTAATAGTAACCTATGATACTATAATTTTAACATTCGATTTTCTAACAAGTGACCGTGGATACTTCTTGTTTTCAAAAATAATCCAAACACTTTTTGTTGTTGTACGCAATACATTGCCTTTTTCATTTTTGTATTTTGTTGAATTAACAATTACACTATCTCCCTTTTTAAATATATTTTTACACAATGTATCCTCTTTTGTTAATTTTATAAGTATATTATTCCCTAATTTTTGTCTACAATAAGGACATTTGTTTTTTTCTTTAGATGTATTTAAACTTTTTATTATACATTTTTTATGATACAAATGATTGCATTTTGTTATATATGAGATTTCATTCTTGCCAATCTCTTCAAGGCAAATTAAACATTCTGTGTCAGACATATTAAAGTATACTATTGAATTGTCTTTATTTAAAAGAACGTTAACAAATTATGTTAGACAGTATTAATAATGCTTGATATGACAAAAAAAATAATAAATAGTGTGTTGCTTATTTTCATATTGTTTTTAACATATAATCCAATTATGTTTGAATCGAATATGGAAAAATTACTAAAAATAATAACCATAATTGTATCGGTTGGTCTTGTTTTATTATCTCAAGACGTAACTATGACATTATTATTAGTGTTTTTAGCTCTAATAATTTTTAATAGCTTCCCCAAAACAACAGAGTCATCGCCAAAATCTTTACAAAAAATTTTAGCAGAAGCTACTCATTTTGGTTCATCTACAGATGAAGACAAAAAAGAACACTTAGATGAAGAAGACGATGAAGTTCCTCCATTCACAACACCCGAACAGTTTAATTCAGCACAATCCAATATATTTAACGAACTTGTTCAAGACACAGAGGTTAGAACTTGGGATGATGGTTATGGACCACAGGGTCTTGGACATGTAAAAGATTTTGAAGTTAAACAAGAATAAATATTAAAATTATTTTTTGCAACTTTGTAAACATTTTCTAGATGGATACCCTCCTCTTATCCAGTTTTTATTGACATCTTCTTGAATAATGTGATCAGTGTTTTGTATTTGATCTGCGAGACATCCAATTAATGGTGTAAATGCAGGTCTTCCTGAATTAGGAAGACAACTTTTTGATACAGATGTTCCTTTGCTTTCAAATACAACATTAGCAGTGCATGCATTATTACGACCGTACCCCATATAAGGTACAGTTAAAAATCCTGGATTTGGTAAGAGCATTTTCCCACCAGTTTGTGTTAAAAGAGTTCCATTTCTTAGTAAAGAATCTTTATCAACTAATTTTCCTTTTTTCCCTATGTAACCAAAACCATCTCTGAAATTTGGAACAGGGTGTTGCAACGCAGTTTGTGCAACCTTAGAATGGTCATCTAAGGCACAAGCATTATCAATCAAACATGGTGAAAGTTTTGAACTACCAAACCCAAGTGTACGATTCGTGGATGGTAATGGACAGGGCATCTTTATCTCATTACATATTTATTTTTCAGTTAAGAAATATAAAATTATTTCAATAGTTCAACTACAATTAAAACAGAAACATGTATAAAAGCACCTAGTAATATGTATAAACCAGATATAATATGTTTTTTATCACTTAATTTAATTTTATCTGCGTAAACAATACTCAGTAAAAGAGCTATTATAATAAAAATACAAATGGAATAAACAAGTGGATTCATCATTATATTATTTATCATTCTTTTTTGTTTTACAAAAACATCGTAATACTAAAATATCTCTAAATAATTGTTAAAAATATTTAAATCAAGGAGTTTTTGCCTCGTTTACAGTCTTTTGTTTATTTATTTTTTCTGTTGTTCCACTTTCTATTGAAAATTTGTTAAAATCATTCAACAATTCTTTTCCTACTTTTGACATAGGTTTGTATTTAGATTTGCTCATAGCCCTTAAAGATGACCCAAATACATCAAATTCTAGTTTATTCCCTTCATGATCAATATAAACAAAACTCCTAGCTAATAAAATAAATCCCATAAAAACATACATATATTTTGTCTCTATTATACAATTATTCTCTCCAATTTGTGATAAAATATCTTCCAACCAATTACAAAAAGACAATTCTCCACCATTTACAATCATTCTAAATGGTTGTATTTTTCTTAATTTATCATCACCTGGATTATCTTTTAAAATAATTCTAAATAATTTACGCATGGATTTGGTATTTCGTTTAATAAATGCTTTCCATAAAAGCATCGCTAACCCATTCTTCCCATATGAAGGAAGAGAAAACCCTAACCCATAATCAAAAAGAGCTACTTTATTATTGCAATCATCTTCTTCATCTATAATATAAACAAAATTACCATCGTGCATATCAGTATGAACATAACCATTGTATACCATCCAAAAATAACTCATCATTAACTTTTCACTCATATCTCTTGTATATTCTGGATAATGTTCTTGAATATAAGAATAAGAATGACCATGGATATATGTCATTGTTATACAAAAAGGCGTGACGTTTACAATCTTTGGTAAAATAATGAAATCAAGATCTTCTAAGATCTTTTTAATATTTCTATAATTTTTATATTCGTTTTCATATGAGAATTGTTTTTCAATTGCTAAAAGAAAACCTTCTAAATCTATAGCAAATCCTATCTTAAAAATAGAACATCCCCATATCAATCGTCTCCAGTATGATAATTCTCTCTCAAATGAATTTATACTAGACTTTCTATGAACTTTTATAACACAAGGTTTATCATTCAATTGCCATAAAGAACATTTATATGCTTGTGATATAGAACCAGAACCCAAAACCTTATCATTTATATGTGAATAAATTTTATGATGAGGAAATCCAAACCCTTTATCTAATATTCTGCATGTTTCTTCGTAACTATGAATATGTGGTATCCTTTTTTGTAAAGGTTTCAAAGCATTTATCATATCTTCACTTAGAATATCCTCTCTGTGACTCATCCATTGTCCTATTTTTATAGCAACAACACCCTGGTCAATTATTGTCTTCACAAATTCTTGTCTGTTTTTACTATTTTTTAAATGTTCATTTAAATTTCCCGATGAATACATTACCGCATATTTCATTGAATTAAACATCTTAAATAATTATACTATATAAATCTCTTTTGTTTATAACATTGTTCAATTTTTTTACTGAATCTTAAAAAAAAAAATTACTCGATTTGATATCATACGGTTTATCTCTTGTTATTTTAATCTTATTAATTCCACTAGAGCTTATGTTTGTCAAAATAATTGAAGATATGTTATATTCAATAGAACAGAACATATATATATCTTTTAATGAAATAATATTACGTTTTGAACCCATATTTCTAATAGAATCCAATTGTTCATTCGAAAATAATACTTCAACATTATTTGAATCAATAAAACATGCTCTTACAATCTTTCTAAAGGGAAAATTTATATTTTTTGAATTATTTGCATATCTATAATCACATAAATAAATAGGAAAATTTATTGATTTATAGTAATAATTTAAACGCAGAAAGAAATGACACGTATTTTTATACATTTCAAATATTTTAAGTATTGTATTTTCAAAAAAATACTTTATTTCTGTAGTAATTTTATGTATGGTATCAACAAAGTTTGAATAAAAAAACATTAGACTAATAAATTGACTAATATTTAACTATGTTACGATTTACATTTTAGAGTGTACATCTATTATCAAATCTTCAGCACTTACTTTTAATTTCGTAGAATTATTCAAAGTTCTTATAAATGTAAAAGGTAATTTCTTCTCTTTAACTTCTTTGTTAAAAATATCAATATTTGTATCGTTTTTATCAACTTCTACAAAAGGAGGCATACCATCTTCTAATTGTTGTAATCGAATACCTCGCATTCTTGTATATTCATAATGTGTCATGGCAGAACTTGTCTCCATATTATCTTTTGATAATATATAATTAAAGTCTTAATCATTTTTATTCATCAAAATTATAAATGATTTCTGTTTTTTGATATTCCGGAGAAACCCATGCTAATTTACAATGACAACACAAATAAATATATTTCATTTCTGCATCATTGTATCTTACATATATTACTTCGGGTTCTACATTATCATTGGTGTTGCATTTGCATTTTTCATTCGGACATTGTATGTTTTTAACCTTTGGTAATGTAGGATCATTGAATGTATATTTATTAATAAATAATTCATAAAAGACTTTCTCATTTCCACCATAATTTGCGTGATATACACATGTATTCTGACTATCATCACATAACTTATTTGTTTTACATGATTTACATGCATATACTAATTCATCTGTCTCCTCGTGCGTTGTAAGATTCAATAGGTTATCACATATTGAACAGAATTCCATGTTATTTATTATTACTTTATATCTTACATCATTTTTTCAACAGTTTTTGTTTTTGAATTCTGTTTCCCAGAAGTTCTTTTTATTTTCTGTTTTACATCATCTTTCATTTTACATATTACATCCTTTTTCCATTGTTCAATTGCATAATCATTCTTTTTTGTTGGTTTTTTATTACTTTTGCCAGATAGTTTCAAATCGTTAACTTTTTCTACATCTTCAACTTCTGAAGATATAGAATTTTGAAGAATACTTTCTAAATTATTAGACATTTCTAAAGATGTGTTCTGAACGAAGGCATCCGTTTTCTTTAAAGAATCTATGTAGTCTCTTATGGATTCTATAGTACTCATTTTTAATTGATTCATTTTAATAAAAACACCGTTCTCATTTTCCATATATTTGACACCATCGTTTTTAATAAATGTTAATATTTGATTATGCTCTTGTGGGGATAATAAATTTATATCATCTACCATACCTTTCGCTATAATCTCATTAAACTCTTTTTTTAAAGTCATTATAATTTACAATTATTTATTTATCCTTATTTACTTACATTATCAATATTTTTATAAAGAGAACATTTGTATGTACCATTTTGATCATCCATAAAAACACCCCTTAAGCAATATACAATCTTATCGGGTATATCACGATTACAAAAATCTATAAATTTTTCACCAGATAACATTCTTACTAAAAAATAAATAGAATACATACCACATTCAGTTGATGATTTTTGATGAGCTTTATTATTTATCATAATTTCATAATTATCATTGTTATTTTTACCTTGGTTTTTAATATCATTCATCAAATTTAATATCTCTTCATTTGGTTGGTGTCCAAAACTATCATAAAACATTATTTCTTTAGTTTCTATATTCACAAAAAATGCATTCCAATGACTCCCAGATTGATATGAATAATCATTGTTAAATATTGTACCAAATGAATCATATTTTTCTGATATAGCATTTATATCACAATTGCATAGATCACTTAACACACAATTTCCATTTATATTTTTTTTGGCAAAATCTCTTGTTGTTGGTTCATAAAATTTAAATTTTGGATATTTTTTCTCAAAATATTTAAGAATCTCGACAATATCATCTGTACTTAGCCATGTATCTGGTTTTTTATCCCATGAATATGGAACCTTTGGAGCGAAAACATCTTCTGTTATTTTATTAATACTTTTTATAGATATATTGTCACTTCTTGAAAGAATGCTTTTCCATTTTGAATCGTCTTCGGTATTTAACCTTATACTCAATTCTTTCCATAGTTTTTTTTTAGATATTTTCTTATTTGTCGTAAGAATATCTTTTCTTCTTATCCTTTTGTTTGTATTTGCTTTGTTCCATATTTTTCTAAGTTCTTGTAGTTTTTTTGTTGTGAAACAACTTATTTTCCTTGTTTTAAAATTAGAACATTTTTTTCTCGTTACTTTTTGTTTATACATAAGATTATTATTAGTAAAAAAATAATATGGATTTAAAAAATTATTCAACAAGTTATATTCGTGTTCTAGAGAATACATATAGTAATATATGTTTGAATGATATATATGACAGGTTACTTACATTGCGTACTCTAAAAGAACTTTCAAATAGCAGAAATAAAGATTTAAATGAGAAATTAAATCATCTACAATCGAAAAAAAAATCATCTTTGAAGTCAGAATTTGAAATGTTATCTATAGAAAATGAAATAAATGTAATCAATAAAGATATTAAGAAATTAACAAAAATAAATGAAGATTCGTGTAATAGTTTAGAAAAAACAAATGATTTAATGAAGCATTATGTTGATCAGATAAGAACAATCTTATTAGAGTTATCTTCAGATATATAAAGTCTTTAGATGATTTGAGAAATCCTTTTTATTCATACAATTATCACAATTATTACATTTGAAACCATCAGATGAATAATATGTACCTTGAAAATAATCTCTAATCAATCTCATTCTACATATGTTTGTATTTTTAACATAAAGTTCTATTCCTTTCATTTGTTCACGTTGTTTACATCTAAGTTCATAATCATCTATCTGTTTTAAGAATATATTATTTATTACAAAATCACCTTTACTCCATAAAATACAACATGTTCCTTGCATATCCTTTTCTCTTGCTGCTCTTCCTATCTCTTGACAATATGATTCCATGTCTTTTGGTATTCCATAATGAATAATTGTTTCAATATCCGAGATATCAATCCCCATCCCAAAGGCAACCGTCGCTGCAAGTACATCTATCTTACCCAGAGTAAATTTATTTTGTACTGAATCTCTATTTTCTCTACTTAATCCTGCATGATAGTATCCTGAAACATAACCCCAATGATTAAGAGCATTCGAAATTTTTTCAGTATCTTTTTGCGTTTTACAATATACAATCGTTTTACCTTGTATCTTGTCTCTTATAATACTTATACTATTCTTAAAATCATGTTTGTACATAACCGATAAATTTAAATTATCCCTTGTAGGAGAAATATGAATATATACTGGATTTTTTAATTCTAAAACATTTGCAACTAAATTAATTGTTTTCTTAGTAGCAGTTCCTGTAACTGCCATAATAGGTGGTCTTTTCTTGAACCATTTGTTCATTTTGTTAAGTGCAGTATAACTACTTCTAAATTCAGACCATGATGAAATGCAATGACATTCGTCAATCGCAATCAGTGAAATATGCTTTTCCATGCCTTTAATCCACGATTCTCTACTCAAAAAATTCTCCGGTGTCATGTATATTACGCATGGTAATTTGCCATCGAAAATATCCTTTTTTTGATCGTGTGTTATTTGTCTGTCATCTAGATCCATATTTTGACTAAAAGATGTAACAATTGTACAAACATCTTTATATCTTCTTTGCTGATCTTTCATCAAAGATATTAAAGGAGATATGACAATTACCGTTTTCATAAGAATCATATGTGGTAGAATATAACATACACTTTTACCAAATCCAGTTGGTAGAACTCCAATTATATCCTTTCCATTCAACACGGATGTAACAATCTCCTTCTGTTCTTTCTTTAATTTAGATAATCCAAGTTTTTCAAGATAGTTTTTCAAAGGAACTCGCATGTAAATTATTTATATCTATATTCTTATTTTCAATCATTTTTAGAATTCTACTTTAAGTAAAAAGGTATATTGAAATACAAAACAATTGGGTTTATGTTTAAAATAATTAGTGTATGTAAAAAATATATAAGTATCGATATCAAAAGTACATCATATCTAAATTGTGTAGTATTATAATATACAAACACTACAAAAGGTATGATGTGGATTGCATGAGATAATACATTATATATCATATATTTCTTATCCGTCAAAAATTTTGGATATAAAATATAATTTAATAACATTATGTAACTTCCTACTATGAAAACGAATAATGCTATTGAATATGTACATGGTAATATATTTAAATAATACAAAATATGAAGAAGAATTGCCCAGTTTGAAAAGAATAGCACAAATATGAATCCATGTTTTTTAACTAATTCATTCATTACTATTCGAAAAAAATTAATCTCTAGAATTTTTAGGGGCTAAACACATTTTTATTTCACCTAAACTTCCTACACTATAACATACAATTAAAGGATAATCGTTTTTCAAATATACCTGAATTGTTTGACACAAATTAGTACATTTTGTGAATAATGTAAGATATTTTAATGAAAATACACCTTGTACAATTTCTATATCGTCCTCATTTGAAACAACTGACATTCCACCATTTGTTGATTCTCCCAATATAGTCTCTTGTTGTGCAAATTCTCCTTTGCATGTTAGAATAAGTTGACCGGCTACAGACTTAATTTCAATTTCTTCTGAAATATTACTCATATCTCTGCAAATCTTTTGGAAATCAGATGATTTCATACTAATAACTGATGTAAATTGAGCAGGAGGTACAGTAATGATCTCATTACTTAGATCCATTAGATTCAACTTGAACGTTGTGGATGCTCTTTTTTGTTCATTTTCTATCTTTATTCCTAAGTGATTTATGTCATCTTTTTCTATAAATAAGGTTAAAGTGTCGTTATTTGTTATAGTTTTTATAAGTTTAAAAAAATTGACCATGTTCACACCTATAATTTGTTTATGTGTACAATGAAATAACTCAAAATTATCTTTACCTAGACTCATATGAACAAGTGTAGTGTGTGTTGGATCCATAGATAATATTCGGATCCCATCAGGTGATATCTCCATATTTGTGTCTGGTAAAATTTCTTTTACTGCCTCAATTGTGCATTTTAATATTATAGATTGAATTGTTACAACTAAAACTGAATAACGATCTGTACATGTCTCCATTAGAATATTCGTTGTTCACCGAGACCTTAAGCAATTTTTTTTTTTAATAAACAATGTAATATGGGTTTGGCAGTTGACGTTGTTGAAGGTTGTTTAGAGCATTATACTCAACCAACTGAAGAAGCAAAAACCTCTCATACGACAAAATTAGTAAAAGTAATTGCATTGGCAATTATAATTTTAATAATAGCAGTATTTGGACAATGTCTTTGGAACATTTTTCTTGCAGGTGCAGAGAAGGGGTCCGGTTATTTTACATTTATAAAACCATTGCCATCACCTCTTCATACGATTGGAGTTTATCTTACACTAGTGTTGTTTTTTGGCTCATGTTAAATTTCTAATAAAATTTAATGTCTGGTAATTTTGATGGTGAAGAAGGATATACAATTAATGACCTTGTTTGGCTTTGGGCAAATAACTCTAATATAGAAGGCTATGAAGATATTAATTTAGAAGGTATAGAAAATTTAGGAGATAATAGAGCAGAGCAAACTGATTTTTTTATAAATTATCTACTGAAGATTCCAGGTTTCTTTTTAGAACCAGAACCTGAACCCGAACCAGAACCTCAACCAGAACCTGAACCCGAACCCGAACCAGAAAGGTCTCCAGATGTGTTTTTATCTTATGATAATGGAAGTGTCTATATTCGAGAAGAAAATATGAATTTAAAATTGACAAGTATTCTTATCGTATTAACTGGTATTAATACTCAATTTACGCATGATAATTCCATCAACCCTATATTTAATGATCTTGGTTGGTCTGTATATGTTAACCTTTATAGAGGATATACATATGTTTTATTATGGTCTGATGGGACAAATCCTTATTTGATAGAGTATAATTATACATCATTCGGTTCACAGTTATACAATTTCCCAACAGAAATTGTTAATGATAATATAACACTTATTTCAGTAGAAAGTTGCTCTTTTATAGTAGAGAATGGCTTATCTGCTGATGTAACATTCCGGGCCATCGTAAAAGATGTTACTTATGAACCAGAACCAGAACCTGAGCCTGAACCGGAACCTGAACCCGAGCCTGAACCTGAACCGGAACCTGAGCCGGAACCTGAACCCGAGCCGGAACCTGAACCCGAGCCAGAACCTGAACCCGAGCCTGAACCTGAACCCGAACCTGAGCCAGAACCTGAACCCGAACCCGAGCCAGAACCTGAACCCGAACCCGAGCCAGAACCTGAACCGGAACCCGAACCTGAGCCAGAACCTGAACCCGAACCTGAGCCAGAACCTGAACCCGAACCTGAACCAGAGCCACAGCCGGAACCTGAACCTGAACCGGAACCCGAACCGGAACCTGAACCTGAACCCGAATATGCACTATATGAACCGGAACCCGAACCTGAACCTGAACCCGAACCCGAAATTGTATGGTTTGATGATGATAGTTTTATGAGAAATTCGAATGTCGTGTCTGAATCTGGATTCTTATATGCACATGAAATCTCGGGTCTTGTGCGTGCTGAACATTTCAAAACAGGTGATTATGATGAACATGGAATCTCTATTTTCGATGATGAAAACTATAATAATTTAATAGGAAAATTTACAATACTTCCATATGATGAAGTGCCAATATATGTTAAATTCGATCCACCATTTGATAACGAATCTTATGATCAAATGTATTACACAATCTATTCATTATGGAATAGAATAGCTGAAGGAACTGGAGCTACACAATATGTAAATGATAATACAAAAGTATTTATCGAATTACCAGACTCTTCTATAGATTATACAGGATATAGAGTACTATTTAAAAACGATTTAACACCTTATACCATAACTGATTATGATCAAACCAATAAATCTGCTAGTTTTGATCCTATTAAAGTATTTTATACAATTGACTCAAATGGTGTAGATTGGGAATTATACAAGTCCAGTTAGAATTATACAGTTACTACTAAGACTCAAATAGATTTCTTATCAGATTTTCCGCGAGTTTTGCTTGTACATATATTCAAATATTTCAAATGAAGGTCTTATTACTTCTAATATATAGTCACAAAATTCTTTTGATGATATATAGTCAACATATTTGTTAAAATCAACTATATAGTTTGATGAAATTTCTTTTTCATAAATGTTTTTATTTAGTAAATAATCTTCATTTAAATTCACAACAGCAAAATAATCATTGTCTGATTGGTCTTGTTCTTGGGGCACGACGTCCGACTGTTTCTCATTGTTATTTATCGGTTCTTTACCGTACTGTAATATTTTTAAATTTACATAAGCAGATGTGACTTTCTTATCAAATTTAAATGTATCAGTATTTCCATAAAAATAGTCCTCAATTAATTTATCAATTGCGTAAGAAAATGAATTCAAGTTGAATTCGTCATTAATTATTTTAAATGCCATATTAATAATTTTTAAAAAAGTATGTATAATTAAGTCTTCTCCGAATGGTAGTGTTTCTTGCAATTTATTAAATAATGTGTCATGTAATTCTTTAGTCCACACATCTATGCTCTTTTTCCAATTCGGTGAACCCGCATTTCTGATCTGATTCTGTGAATCTAAATATTTATAGGAGGAGAAGCCGCTCTTCTCGAAGAAGCTAACGCCGTACGGCGGCCGTTCCTGATCGCGGACGGGAGGCCCGCCGCCGCAGACGACGCCGGCGACGGCTCGCCCGCCGCGGGCGGCACCGGACACTCTGCTCTTCTGATTCAGGGGACCCTCGTCGTGGTGACCATCGTCGTGGGAACGCTTTCGGGAAACGACATCGAATTTACGTACTTCAAAATACTTACTATCTTCTTTAGTTACTTTAGTTACTTTAGTTAACAATATTGTGTTATTAAAAAATTTGGATAGGTTATTGGTATTATATAATAGTTCTTTTATTAAACTGTTATATACATCTTTTGCTGTTTTGCGAAGAGTATCTTCTAATGGATTAATTTCAAACTTATTTTTTTTTAATTTTAGGTAATTGTTTCTTATATTTATCAAAATGTTATGTATTTTTTTTTTATGTTTAGGACATGATACAACACCAAGACTAGGTAACCCGTCTATTTTTGTGGATTTATCATCTGGATATATATTTTCCGGGATAACAAAAAAATCAATATGTGTTTTTTCATTTTCAGAATGTTCCACAAAATCTAAAAGATATATCATAAAATCTAAAAGTTTATCTACTCTTTTAAATATACTATAAGAGTTTGCAGAACAAATATTAGAACCGTTCTTATACAAAAAAAAACCATAAATATTATTTGGGTCTAACTTGGTGCCAGTGATCCCATTACATCCTCTAAGATGAATATCCGTTTCTCTGCAATATTTAATCCAGGAAGACCCCTTAGTACGGTCGGTGATACTACTATGTAAATCTCCTATTTTTGGTGTATTCTTACTTTTTTTGTCTTCTTCAAAATCAATATTCAATTGCTTAAAAAATTCTTTATTATACACGTGATCCATAATACGTTTATAAATTTTAAACTCGTTATTAAAATCCTTAAAATTTTCATTTTTATTAAAATCTTTAATTTTTTCATTAAAATCTTTAATTTTTTCATTAAAATAACTGTCTCCTTTTTCAAAATAGGGCAATTGGGGTTTCAAATAAATTTCGATGGTTTTTTTTTTTTCTTGATTTTTTTCCAACAATGTATCAATTTCAAAATTTAAGTTACGTATCGAATAATCTTTTATAATATAAATATTATATTCTTTAGGTGTTTCCATATCATTTGTATGTTTTTTCGTATCAATAATTTCAACAGTACATATTGGCTTCTTCTTCTCCCCAAAAAAATATTCTTCAGTCAAAAAACCGGAAAGATTCGTTATATCATTTTTAATTAAATTCCATTTGAAAGCGTTAAAGATTTGTTCAAATTCAAAAAAGATTTCATTATATATAAATTTTTTTGGTAAATATAACAAAAACTTTTTTTTAAACTCAGAATTTCCATACCCAGGTGTTGTGTTTTTTAAATAATTCTGGTGTACATTTAATATTTCAAATACGCCATTTATTTCTTCAGCAATTGTTGATATACCTAGAGGTCTTTCGCCAGTATACAATAGTTCTGGACGTAGTTTATAAGAACTATCACTATTTTCTTCAAATGCTAATTTATTTATTTTTGATAAAATAAGATGAGAACGATCACCACAAAATTTTAATACTCTCAAAACATATACTAGGTTTTTTTTCAGAATTCTGCTATCCATATGTGTATTTGGATATGTATCATAAAAAATCTCAGTTATTCTTTGAATGCAATATATAGTTTCTTTTGTGGATTCGGTAGATTCATTTCCACGTGGTACTATATGGTTACTATTGTAGTCGCCAGGGCAATTTTTTCTGAGTACACTTCTAATTTTTTTAGCAATTTCACTTTGACTTATTTTGAATTTAAATGAATGTTCTCGTTTGTCTTCCGTAGGTCTCAACTTATTTTTATAATCAGTATTTTTATAATCAGTATTTTTAAATTTGAAATATTTGCCAAATTCTTCTGTTTCAATAAAAAGTCTCCTTATCTTTTTAATTGCAGTGAAAACACTGACATCATTGAAAACAATGATATTTTTGGGCTCATTAAAATTAATAAATTGACAAGTAGGTATATATGATGAACCATCCTCTTCTATATTTGTAAAAAACATTGAAAATAGAAATTGAATTCCATGACACCATTGTTTTTCATCTTTTGGTTCCGAGCATTTTGCACAATAAGCAATAGTAGCATACCATAAAAAATTCAAAAGAATTATATTTTTTTTTTCATGTGTGGGATCATTACTTAAATAAGGGAAAACGGTCTTGTACCTTTCTTTAAAATACGCATATAAAGGTAAATCAGAACGTGTCAAAGCATCATCGCAGTCTCGACATTTTTTTTCTTTTTTGCACAAGCTATCATCGGGACAATTCTTAGAGGTCTTTTCTTTATATACCTCATATTTTTTTAAAGAAGGTGTACTCGCGGAGTCTAACAGTGCAGACAAACCTAATAAATTTGGACCCCACCCATAATCTTTAAAAATAGCATACTTATTATCCAATGAAAGTAATGTTTCACGGTCAATAACTTCTATATCATCCTTAAATATATTAGTCATTTCTATGTATTGTGGGTCAGCGACATCGATGTTTTTCGGTTTCCAGAGATTATCCTCAAAACTGCTTGGATCGTATACTGGATTAATACCATCGTGTATAGTATCTTCTTCAAAGATAGTATCCTTATTTCCTTCGTTCCTTTTTAAAACTGGTGAAGTATTAAAAAACCATTGTGTTTTTAATGATTTGAGTAAATCATCTATGAAAAGTTTGAAAGGGGCATCCTCATCTGTAAATGTAGCCTCATTTGTAAATGTAGCCCCACCCTTTATTTTTTTAACTGTTTTTTTGTGTTTTTTACTTCTTTTGGAGATACATTTTTTTGATTTACAAATTTTAGATTTTTTTGATTTAACATTCTTTTGTTTTTTTTTTGGTTTATTTTTTTTAGGACCAACTTGTTTAATTCTTGATTGGTTATAAAGTGTAACTGGCATTATTATTAAATTTATAATTATATAAATTTAAGAACTAAAACTCAATCC